ATTCATTCTCATGGAGGGTCTGTAATATCTGGTGTATATTATTTAAAACTTCCTCAAGAATCAGGTAATATTGTTTTTATGAACCCGGCTGTTGACGGAATAGATTATTTATGGGAAAACGTTATAGAACAGTTTACAGAAGCAAACTGCCAAACTTGGAAACTCCAGAATCAAGACAACGACTTAGTTTTGTTTCCTAGTTGGTTAAAACATTTTGTACGTCCAAATTTAAATAAAAAGGAAGACAGAATATCTATTTCCTTTAATATAGGTTTATAAAACGCCTTCTTTAGAGAACTTGATATCCAAGTTAGACTGGAATATAGTACTACCAAAAATTTAAAAACTCGATAGAGTGTATTATGTTACAAAAAATAGGGTTCTTACCAGGGTTCAACAAACAACTTACACCTACCGGAGCGGAAGCACAATGGACTGGCGGTGAAAACGTTCGTTTTAGATATGGTACACCTGAAAAATTAGGGGGATGGTCCCAGCTAGGAGACAAAGCTTTAACAGGCGCAGCTCGAGCTCTTCATCAAATGGTTAACAAAGAAGGTATTAAATATGCCATCATTGGAACCAATAGAATTTTATATGCATATTCTGGCGGGGTGTATTATGATATACATCCAATTAAAACGGATTTCGGAGCATTAACAAATGCCTTAGCTTCTACTTCAAGCTCTGCTATTCTTACTATTACTTTATCCTCTACCACAGGAATGACAGCAGGAGATATTTTACTTCTTGAAAGTGTTACCGTTCCTACAGGTTCTGGTTATTCAGCTTCTGATTTTGATGATAAAAAATTTATGATAACCGAAGTAGTAAATTCTACCTCAGTTACTATTACTATGGGCTCTACTGCAAGTGCAACCGCTACTGATGGAGACCTTTCAGTTAAATGGTTCTATCCCGTAGGCCCAGCTGAACAGGTTGGTGTGTATGGATATGGTATATCTCAATGGGGCGGTAGCGTAACCAATCCTCAAACGACAACTTTAGATGGAGCTTTAGGAGACGATGCTTATGGAACTGGGGGATCAGGAACCAGTATTACTTTAGATTCGGTAACTGGATTTCCAACAACAGGTACAAATTATATTTTAGTAGGCACAGAAGAAATTTCTTATACGGGAGTTTCAGGAAGTGATCTAACAGGAATAAGTAGAGCTGCTCGAGGAACAACAAGAGCTGCTCATTCAGACGGGGCCACGGTTACTAATTATAGTGACTATGCTGCATGGGGTCAAGCTGCTGCTACAACTGACAAAGTTGCAGAGCCTGGTTTATGGTCTTTAGATAATTTAGGTACTACCCTCATTGCTTTAATTTTCAATGGACCAGTATTTGAATGGGATTCCGATTTAAGTAATGCTGCTGCAACAAGAGCAACAATTATTAGTGGTGCACCAACCGCATCACGTGATATGTTAGTCTCTACTCCCGATCGTCACTTAGTTTTATTTGGAACTGAAACAACAATTGGAACAACATCTACACAAGATGATATGTTTATAAGATTCTCATCTCAAGAGGATATAACTGACTGGGCACCTACTGCAATCAATAGCGCTGGCACACAAAGACTGGCTGCCGGCTCACGGATCATGGGAGCTAAACTAGGTAGAAATGCACTTTACGTATGGACGGATACCTCATTATTCACCATGCGTTTTGTAGGTCAGCCTTTTACCTTTGCTTATGAACAAGTGGGAACCAACTGTGGATTGATAGGAAAGAATGCAGCTGTAGAAGTTGATGGTGCTGCGTACTGGATGTCTGATAATGGTTTCTTTAGATTCACTGGTAAACTAGAATCAATGGACTGTTTGGTAGAAGACTATGTTTATGATGATCTCAATACAACTTCTAATCAATTTATTTATTGTGGAATTAACAACTTATTTGGAGAGGTGATGTGGTTTTATCCAACGGCCGATTCCAATGTGGTTAATAGATGTGTTATATATAGTTATTTAGATTCAACTCCACAACGACCTATTTGGTTTACGAACGCGAGTTCAGTTTTTCCACGGAGTACTTGGATCGATTCCGCTATCTTTGGTTTGCCTCATGCAACTTCTTATGATGCAGGCACGGATACTTCGTTTGATGTAACCGGTAACACCGACGGCACTACTATTTATTATGAACATGAAACTGGTGTGAATCAAGTTAAAGGAGGAACTACTAGCGCTATTGCAGCTAATATATTATCTGGAGATTTTGATATTACTCAGGATCAAAGAGAAGGAATTACATTCAGAGGAGACGGAGAATATCTTATGAGAGTTAGTAGGTTTTTACCAGACTTTTTAAGTCAAGCAGGCAATACAATAGTTGAATTAGATTTAAGAAATTTCCCTAATCAAACTGCAGCTAGTTCTACTCTAGGACCTTTTACTATTACTTCGAGCACTAATTATCAATCATGCAGGGCACGAGGCAGATCGGTTGCAGTTAAAATATCAAACACTGCGATAGATTCTAATTGGAAAATGGGAACATTTAGATTAGATGTACATGCAGGAGGAAGACGTTAATGGCAAAGATAGTTCAATCATTAACCCGGGCAAGCGATGAGTATCGAGCAGACGTAGCACACTCTTTAGTAAGAGATTTAGATGCTGTATTAGAAAAATTAAACTCTACTTTTCAAGAAGAATTAAAACAGGAGATAGAAGCTAAAGCCTTCTTTATGGAATAATGGCACTTACAAACGTACAAAACGAATTTTTAAAACTGCAACTAAAAAACAATCCAGAATTTATAGCGGAGTATTTTCCTAATATTATTGATGAAGGACCTGTCAGTAAATATGAAACAAATGTTCCTTATGATACACCAGGTTCAAGAATTAATATTAAAGATCTTCGTCCGAGATATAGTCCATTTAGGGATGGGCCACCACGATTTGGTGTTGCACAGATAGCTGCACAGGAACGTTTTTATAAAGGTAAACCAATAGCAAAAGGTCAAACTCAAGCCATACAGGTGAATCCAAACATCCTGGCAAATTATGGAACGGGCGAATGGTCTCCTAGTAGTGGAAAGGTTACAACACCTGAATGGTTTAAGAAGATAGCTAAGTCATTCGATTTAGAAGTTGGACCAACTACAGATCAAGGAATTTTGAATGATACTATTGAACATATATTAGCTCATGAAACTGGGCACGGTGTATCAGGTCTCAAGTTTTATCAACCCGACACTGAGGAAGCTGCCACACTTTCTTTTTCAGAGTTTCTCACTCCAAGTCAGAAACAGGGAAAGAAGTCCCTTAAAGAATTTACTACAAGACCCTTCGATCAAGAAGAATTATTTAATAGAATGAAAGATATTGAAAGACTTAAAAGAGCATTCCCTAATAGTTATGAAGACCATCCTTTGTGGGATCTGTATAACAACAGGGCAAGGCAGCACTTTGCAATGCTTACAAATCAAAAATGGTATAAAGGAAGAACTCTATCTAAATTTGATGATTATAAGAAAAAAATTAAACCCTCCGTAGACAAATATTTTGAAAGAGTTGAAAAGAAGGGCAAAGGTATATCGCATATTAATATAGGAAAAGAAGAGATAGGAATGCCCGAGCATTTAACTCCACCACCAAGACAAGGACCTTATGTTTCACCTGCCCGTCCACACCGAGATGGTGGTAGAATTGATAAAGCTTTGGGTGGAAGAAGTAGGTACTTATAATGGCTGTAGTAAACCAATATGACTTTGTAGGAATAGATAACGATACTACCAATGCGGAACTTAATCCTTTCGGTGCAGGTAATCCTTTGGTAAGTGAAACCTATGTTATTAAATCTATACTGGTTACTTCTGCAGGAACACCCAGTGTAACCGTTACTAATAATGCTATTACAGCTATTAAAACAGCGGCTCTAACGGCCAATACAACAGTAGAATTATTAACCCAACCATTAATAGTAGTAGGGGGTAAAACCCTTACCATTAAAGCAGGTAGCGCAGACTCTTTTGATTTTGGAGTCAGCTATCTAAATATCAAAAAAGAGGTAACAACATAATGAAAGTACTAGAACCCAAAGAAATAATAACCACTATTTCTAACAAGAAAACAGGGGAGAAATATAAGGATGAGGAAGCTTTAAAAGCTGCCAATATCCCAGAGGAAGATGTGCGAAGAGATGTCAGAGTAATCATGCCAGCACTTGATTTGTTTTCAAAAACAAAGTAGTATAAAATCACCAGGAGAAATACCTGCTCTTTAACCTTAAACACACGGATAAATATGGCTATAACA